ACATTTACTTCTGAAATAGTTGAATTAGACCATATCAACGTAAAACGTAAGATAAAGGGAAAATCTAACTGGGATGATATGAACATCACACTTTATGACCCAATCGTTCCATCAGGAGCACAACAAGTTATGGAGTGGATTAGAACATCGCATGAATCATTAACGGGTAGAGATGGATACGCAGCATTCTATAAGAAGGATATTACTTTCTATTTGTTAGGACCGGTAGGTGATAAAATTGAACAATGGACAATCAAAGGAGCATTCATTACATCAGCAAACTTTGGTGAATTGGATTGGGCTTCTAATGACCCGGTATCAATTGAATTAACTTTAACATTTGATTACGCAGTATTAGAGTACTAAAATTAAATAAAGTAATTGAAATAATAGGGGAGCAGAGATGTTCCCCTTTATTTTTTTAAAAATGTGATATATATTAATAAACACATTAAGTTATATTATGGAAGAACAATTAGAACAACAAGTTACGAGAGGTTTAGGAACATCTCAGGCACCAACTCAAAGAAATTTCCCATTTGCAACGGAAGTTATTTCATTACCATCAAAGGGTTTAGCATATCCAGAGAGTTCACCTTTATCTAGAGGGGAAATAACTCTTAAACTAATGACTGCAAAAGAAGAAGATATTTTAACTTCTACAAATTTAATCCGTAAAGGAATACATTTGGATAGATTGCTAGAATCTATTGTAGTAGAACCTGGTGTTAATATCAATGACCTTTTAATTGGTGATAAAAACGCAATTTTAATTATCACAAGAATGTTGGCATTTGGAGCTGAATACGATATTACAGTAACAGATTCAATATCGGAGGAAGATGTAAGTATAAAAATTGATTTATCTAAAATAAAAACAAAAGAGATTGATTATACAATATTAAACAGAAATAACGAATACGAATTTACCTTACCAAAATCAAAAACTCCAATCAAATTTAAATTACTTACTCATGGTGATGAACTTGCAATTCAAAAAGATGTTGAAGCAAGTGAAAAGGTATTGAAACAAGGAAACGAAATTACCACAAGATTTAGAAGAATCATTACAGAAGTAGAGGGTAATAGAGATTTAGGATATATTAGTAATTTTGTTTCAAATCGATTGTTAGCAATGGATTCTAAAGCATTAAGAAAGCATATCTTATCATTTACTCCTGATTTAGATTTGGTTACAGATTATGAAAATTCAGCAGGTGAGACGGAGGCTCTCCGAATCCCATTTGGGGTAGACTTTTTTTACCCTGCCGAGTAACTATTCCGTATTATTACATGAAACCATTTTTCAAATGATTTATTTTGCGAATGGTGGGTTTAATTGGCATGATTTATATCTTATGCCAACTAAACTTCGTAATTTTTATTGGAGAGAATTATTAAAAACAAAAGAAGACGAGAGAGAGCAAATTGAAAAATCTAGACCATCAACTTCAAATAATTCATCTAAAACTCGAAGAAGATGATATTTATATGAGTAATATAAATTAAAAATACAATTATGTCCAAAAGAGTATTATCAGAGGGGGTTTTAGATAAATTTTTCAATTTATTTTTAAAAGCAAAATCACAGAATAAAGAATCTGGATGGTTATCTCGTTTAAGAGATAAAGACCCTGAATTAGCAGATATATGGGCTGGATGGGATGATGATATGAATAAACTTTTAGCTGCCACTCAAACAATGGCAAAAAAAAGAAATTTAGATACAACGGATATTGATGCCGTAATTAACAAATATAGTTAATATAAAATAAATGGCTGCTAAAAAAAAATCATCATCTACTAATTCAGTTAAATCACAAAAAAATCAGGATACTGCTGGTTTAGACAGTGCGTTTGCCAAACAAACTGCCCAACAAAAAGAAACTGATAAATTAATAGAAGCAGCAAATAAGAAAAAAGAAGCTCAATTAGTTATACAAAATAAACTAAATGATGCATTAGAAAGAGCAGTTGATTTAGAAGAAACACAAAAACAGGCAGTTGGAAAACTTTCCAAAATGTGGGGAGATTTTCAAAGTAAAGCCGCAGAATACCATCAAGATGTCAAAGATGGTTTAATGACTCAAGAGCAGGCTAATAAGAAATTAAACGAAATGCGTGTTAATTTCGATAGAATGGCCAAATCAGCGGGACTTAATACGAAAGAAAACAAAGATTTAGTAGATGTATTGAAACAAATGGGTAACACAATGTTATCTGTTCAAAAAGCATACGATAAAACTGCCCAAAAAGCCGCACTATTAAATTCTACATTAGATAATATGGGGTCATCTGGCATTCCACTAATGAGGGAATTAGGTGATGTTCTCAAAAATATTGGTAAAAACGCCGAAGGAACAAAAATGGCAATGACTGCATTAGGTGCAGCTATTGGTGGGTTATCTATGAAATACTTTGGTGCTGAATTAGATGCCGGAACAAAAGCATTGAATGATGCAGCTCAAGGTGATTTGGATACATCCAGAAAAATGTATGAGCTTGAAAATAAACGTGGATTTTTAAAACAAAGAGTTGGTTTAGAGGTTAATAAAAATGCGGCAGATAATGAACTTAATCTTGCAAAGCTTGAACAAAAACGTGGATTTGTACAAAAACAAATTGGATTAGAAGTAAGTCAAAATAGTATAGATACTGCTAACACAGTAAATAGATTAATGATTGATGCTGCATATTCATCTCAAAAAGCAGCAATTCAATTTTCAGCACAAATGCAAACAGGTGCAGCAGAATTTAAAGCTGCATCAAAAACTGCACTTTATGGTAAAGGTATAGGTTCAATTGGATACGGTGCAGGACAAATGCAATTGGCAGGTGTGGGTGCAGAAAATGTAGCTGCTTCTTTAACTACTGCAACAAAAACATTAGGTACTAAAGTTTCATCCGATTTTGCAGCTGATATGTCGGTATTAGAAAAGAGAACGGGTCAATCTTCTGAAAATATATCTGGCATGGTTTCTTTCTTTAAAAGAATGGGTAAACTTACCAATGAAAGTGCATTGAATATGACGGAGGGTATGCGAGCAATGGCAGACTCTGCGGGTATAGATTTGGGTGGATATATGGAAGAGGTTGCACAAGCATCTAAAGAAGCATTGGGATACCAAATTAAATCAGGTCCTGCATTACAAAAGCAAGTTGCATACGCACAACAGTTAGGAGTTTCATTTGGAGATATAGCGAAAGCAGGTAAGAGTATGGTTTTGAACTATAAAGATAGTATCAAAAAAGAAATGCAATTATCAGCAATGTTAGGTAAAAATGTAAACCTTTCAGAAGCAAGAGCTTTATTTGCACAAGGTAAAACCGATGATGCATTAAAATCCATAAAGGCACAAGGGTTAGACCCATCCAAAATGAATATGTTCCAACAAGAAGCATTATCACAGGCTTTGGGTGGACTTGATTTAGATTCAATACAAAAAATTGCAACGGGAAGTGCAAAAGATGTAAGTGCACAAAGTGGAAATGTAAAAGCAGGAAATAAAGGATTTTTATCAGCAACACAATCTGCACAATCTACATTAGCTGCACAACAAGCATCCATTTCCGCTCAAACGGCAATTATAGATGCAAAATTATCAGGTGAAATAACAAAAGCATACTTACAATCTGATGGATATAAAAAATATCAACAAAATTTAATAGACCAACAAAAGAAACAAGCGGAATTAGAAACTGCAATAACGGATTCGTATTTAAAATCACCTGCATATTTAAAGTACCAATCCTTTTTACTTAATCAACAAAAAGCGGAAGAAGCATTAAATAACGCAGAAAACAAAAAATTCATTACAAGTGCAGATGCAATTAAAAATGCTGCCGATTCTGCTAGATTAGGTATTGAAAGAATGTTTAGTGAAAACTGGAGAACCGGTTTGGCAACTATTGCAGGTGGAATTGCAGGTAATGTTATATCTAAATTATTTACCGGTGGTCCTGTTCCAGTAGAAGTTATTAATATGAGTGATAGTGGTTTATCCGATATGACGGATAGTGATGTTCCTTCTAAAAATAAAAAAGGTAGAAAACCAGGAAAAACTCCTCGTACATCTAGAACTAAAGTTCCAAGAACTAAAGTAGGTAAAGCTAAACTGGTTGTAGAAAAGGGAATCGATATGGTAAAAAGTTTGTTTAACAAAACCAAAACAGATATACCTATTCCAAAAGATGTTAAATCTATGACAAAGGTTGTAAATAATCCCGCAACTAAAAATATGTTTAAAAATCCAAAAGCACTCAATTCACTTACTAAAATCCTTCCTAAAGCTGGTAAATTTATAAAAGGAGCCGGTGGAGCATTAACTGTACTTACTGCGGCAATGGATTTTAAAGATAGAAAAGACCAGGGGCAAACTAACACACAAGCAGCAGTTGGTACGGGTGCAGGAGTAGTAGGAGCATTGGCAGGTGCAAAGGGTGGTGCTATGGCAGGTGCTGCTATAGGTGCAATGTTTGGTGGTGTGGGTGCAGTTCCTGGTGCGTTTATTGGTGGATTAATTGGTGGAGCAGGAGGATATTTTCTCGCTAGTTCGGCAGCCGATTACGCAACCGGAGTAGGAAAAAAACCATCAACTGCAAAACCATCTTCAAGTATTAAAGCACCATCTAAAGGAGCAGCATCTACAATACAGGCAAAACCATCACAAGTATTATCTGATGTTCAATATCAGACACGATTACAAATGAAGATGGTTGAATTACTTGGTGTAAGTGCTACTTTATTACAATATATTTTATCAGAAACTGATAAAGATAAGAGTATTCAGTTGAACAATGTTAGATTGAATCAATCATTAATGACTAATGCTAGAAAACAAATGGCAATTAATAGAAGAGAAGTAGTGGGTGCTAATGCAAGTATGTAATAAATTTGAATAATTCATATTTATAGTAAATCAATAAACTATAAATGCCAACAATATTAGAACTTTTTGATTCTGGAAAGAAAGAACTATACAATAATGAACTTATTCGTATAGATAGTAGAGGATTAGTTAATCCACCAAGAGCAGCAGCATTGTTAGCATCTTCTCCAAATACTCTTGCAGATTTAGTAGGTGGCCAGGCAGCGGGAATCATCGGTGGAAGTGCAAACAGACCATCCGATACTATATTCAAAGGAAATAGTCCATTAAGTAAACCAATTACGATAACCGCTGCAACAACTGCTTTATTACAAGACGCAGTAGAAGCAGGTACTGATTATACCGTAAAACAAAACCCATCTCCAGATTCCGTTTTAAATGCTTTAATCAAAGGTGGGACATCTGCCACAGGAGTTGCAACTAATTTAGCAATTCAAAGTTTAAATAAATTTGGAAGTAAAAATGGATTAAAAAAATTAGGTGATTCTTTAAAAAATAAATCTAATGAAAATACATATACAAATAAAAAACCATTTTCAACACACTTAAAGGGAAAGGAAAGAACTGCAGTTGAAAGAAAAGATTGGTCTTCATCAAATGAAGATTTAAATACAATATCATATTTTGAAAATGATACGGCATTACAAAAATGGATAGATGAAAATCGTTTTCAAAATCAAGTTCCAATAACATTTCAAAAATATGGAAAATCTACCATAGTACCATTTGTAGGTGCAATATCCGGAATAAGTGAAGATGTTACACCTGAATGGACTAATTTTAGATATGTAGGAAATCCATTTAAAACATATAGATACCAGGGAGTTGAACGTTCTTTAAAGTTTAATTTAAAATTATACTATATGGGCATTGATTCAAAACAAACAATGATTAAAAAAGTAGAATATTTAAAATCATTGGCGTTTCCTGATGAAAAACTTTCTGAATTTGGTTATGGAGGGTCTCAATCATCACAATATGCATTTTCACCAAATTTAATATTTTTTTCAATTGGTGACTTGTATAAAAATATGTTTGGATATATAGAAAGTTTATCATTTAGTATAGATGACCAGGTATCTTGGTCTAATTTCAATCCACAAAATGAATCAAATGGTGATAATTCATTATACCCATCTGTAATGGATGTTTCTATTGGAATAAAAATAATAGAAAATCATGGAATAGAAGATAAAGAATTTAAATATAATTTTAATGGTACTAAAGTA